AGCTAGTAAATCTGTACCTAGTAATAACAAAGCTGCAAATTTTCTATTTTGGGAAACAACTAAAGGATTCTATTTTGGTAATATTGGCGAATTAATACAAAAAGCAGATTCTCTATCTATAGGCACTTATGATTATTCTTCTGCTAAAATAAAAAGTCCAACACAAGAAGATATAGAAAAAAATAAATTCATGTTTACAATTAGATCTATAAGCGTAAATAGCACATTTGATCAAATGCGGAATTTAACTACAGGCTATACTAGTAGCAGATTGGTGGATATTAACTTATATAACAAAGAATATAATCATGTGGATTATGATCACGGGGACAATTTTAATAATTATCCGCACCTTCAAACAGAAATGCCAAATCCATTTTTTGAAAAAACATCTCCAAGAAATCCTTCTACCTTTTTAGATGTTAACTATAGTTACCCAGCATTACATACTGGTAATTTAGAAAACTTCGATGTTAAACTAAAGGATATTTTTGGTAATAGAAGATCTAATATACTAGAATTAAGAAATTTTAATATGGAAATAACTATACCCGGTAGAACAGATATAGAAGTAGGCAGAACAATCAACATAAATTTACCTAAAGGTATACCCGGAGATATTGCGAAACCTATGGATTATAAAGATGATGGTATATATTCTGGCAATTATTTAATAACCAGCTTATGCCATAAAATAAATTTAAAGTCCCATTACATAATTATGGAAGTATCTAAGGACTCCTTACCTTACAGGGCAATTAAACAATGAAAACTATGCATTGGTGGACGGGGGTCGTTGAAGATAGATATGATCCTGAAAAATTAGGTAGATGTAAGGTAAGAATCTTTGGGTATCATACCGACGATATTACACTGTTGCCTACCTCGGAATTGCCGTGGGCTATTCCTATGCAACCCATTACATCCGCAGCTACATCAGGAGTCGGGTCTTCCCCTGTTGGGATAGTTACTGGTTCTTGGGTAGTAGGTTGGTTTTTAGATGCTGAAGAAGCTCAGCAACCCATTATTATGGGAACAATCGCGGGGAAACCTGGAACAACTGCTAAAACTGAAACCTATAATAAAAGTAAACAAATACAAACCAAAACAGTGAAAGATACACAGGGCAATGCGCTATATGATACGAATAACAATGCAATCGCTGCGTCTAATGAATCCGTTGTTGGTATTGATGAATCACTAAAACCGCTGGTCGCATCAGATTTGAGCAAATTGAAAGACGCATTAGGCAATAAATTATCTAATTCCAATTACGACAAAGTAGGAGAATTTGGCGAGCTGGGCAAATACCAATTTAATTTATTACAATTGCAGGACTTGGGATACATTCGCATCCCTATTGCAGAATATTTTGATCCAAATGCTGCAAATAATACTGCATATTGGACCGGCAAAGAAAATATAAAATCTAAAGATAATTTTTTATCCAATAAAACGACGCAGGAAACTGCGATGGATAATACAATAAAATTAAATTATGAAAGAATGATTAGTACAGATAAAATTACTGAGGTTGAAGATAGATTTTTAGTTGCGGGATTTTTAGCATCTGCTCATGTAATAGGTGCGGAGTATGCAGACAATCTACAAAGAAAAGATAATTACGGAAGAAAAGCTGAAGAATTTTTTATTGTAGGTAATACTAGTTTAGGTGGCGATATATTATCAGGATCTACAACTAAAAATACTTTTGAGAATACTATTGATAGTGCTACCCCTAAAGAAATACAGAATCAAAAAGCATTTTCGGATCCAGAAAAAAAATATCCTAAAAAAGATTACGCAGGTTATACTGATGTGAACAAATTGGCAATAGGAGACACTTCTCATAGATACTTTACAATTAAAGAAAATAAACAAATAAAAAATGTTCAAATAGCAAATTCTAATGAAAAGTGGAGTGAACCTAATTCCGCATATAGTGCAGCATATCCTTATAATCAAGTAATTGAAACTGAAGCTGGGCATATATTAGAATTAGATAGTACGCCGAATGCTGAAAGAATACATCTATTTCACACTTCAGGATCTTATATTGAAATTGATATTAATGGTTCGTCTGTTAGAAAAGTAATAGGAGATAATTACGAACTAATTGATAAAAATGATTATGTATTTGTAAGGGGTGCAAAGAAATTAACTATTGAGGGTAAAACTAGCATTTATGTAAAAGATGATGCGTCAATACAAGTTGACGGAGATACTTCAATTATTAGTCACGGAAATATGACTGCAGAATGTGCGGGCGTAGTAGCAATTAATGCGAACAAGGCTGAAATTACTACAAAAGATACTTTAAATATTGTAGCAGGAGGAGCATTAAATATTATAGGGGACAGTATTAATATCCAATCTAAAAACAATTTAGCTCTTAGTGCATCTAATGATATTGCGATAGATGGAAAGATAAATGCAAGTATGCGAGCGGGTGCAATATTATCGCTTGATGCACCACTTATAAAAAATAAAATGGGCGCCGCATCTGTAGCAAATACAAATTTTAAAGCATCCGATTTACCAAATGTAAAGGTAATTACTAAAACAGAACCTGCTGCAATGACTAGGGCATTAAGTGACGCGGAATGCTTAGATGATGCAGAAGAATATACCCCAACAGCCAGCGAATCTAAATATATTAGAGTTGCTACAGATGTGTCGGCAAAGGACACCTATCCGGTTACGGATACAAATGATTCCAAATTAAAATCTTTAGATTTTTCAGATATTCGGTCAGCAACATATTTTCCGGGCACATTTAGATTATCCAAAAATTTTACTATTGCGAGCTTATCTATCGGTGATTTGGGGTTAAGACCATTGGTTGCGCAGCGTAATTTAACCTCCAAAGAAATAGTTATTAATATGCGCATTTTAGCTGAGAATGTGTTAGAACCTCTCCTACAAAAATTTGGTATATTTCAAATAAGCAGCGGCCTAAGAAAAGCGGGCACATCTACATCTGCTAGCGATCACGATATAGGATGTGCAGCAGATATACATTTTGGAACAGTTCCCTTTGAATCTATGAGTAAATCTCAGAGAAATGTAGATAGAATGAAGCATGTTAAAATTGCAGAATGGATGACGCAAAATATTCCCTTTAAACAACTATTGTTAGAATTTAAAACAGATACAATCTATTCTAGAGATATTACAAAATTTTGGATTCATGTTGCATTACAAACTAAAGACAATACTGTAATTCGTCCAAGGTCCGGAACGATCGCATGCGTAATGGATGGAGCGTATCCAAAACTTGATTCTAATGACGAACCTATAATAGGTAAAAATGGAAAACCGGAAACCTATATGCGTTGCGCACCAGAAACTATAAATCGTTTACCTAGACCCCCAGCAGAGACATAATAAATATCAATAATGGCTACTAGTAAAAATACAAAAACTTTCGTTGATCTTGATTTGTCTTTCAAGGCAAACCCCTTTACTAAAGATATCTACCTAAAGACCGACGAAGAGGCAGTAAAGACTGCATTAAAACATTTAATACAAACTAAAAACTTTGAACGACCGTTTCACCCTGAAATAGGTACACAAGTTTATTCTTTATTATTTGAAAATTTTTCTCCTGCTGTGCGTATCGCATTAGAAAGAACAATTCGAGAAACTATAGAAAAATTTGAGACTCGGGTTAGAATAATTAATGTAAATGTACAAGAAACGGTCGAGTCAAATGATTTGGCAATTAATATAGTGTTTGCGCTAAAGAATACAGATACGCCTTTAACGATAACAACCTTTTTAAGTCGAGTAAGATAAATGGCAAATTATAGAATTTCTGAATTAGATTTTGACGAAATTAAAATCAATCTAAAACAGTTTTTAGTTAACTATAGAGATAAAGATAAAAATCTAATTTTTAAGGATTATGATTTTGAAGCATCCAGCTTATCTATTTTATTAGATCTGTTATCCTACAACACTCATTATAACGCATATTTGGCAAATATGGTTGCAAATGAAATGTTTTTAGATTCTGCGGTAAAAAGAGAATCTGCAGTATCGATATCAAAACATCTAGGATATACCCCGTTGTCTTATAGAAGTGCAAAAGCGCAAGTTAGTTTTGTTATCGCAAATCCTGCGGGGAATCCTACTACATTAACTTTACCAAAATTTTCACCATTTTCTACTATTATAGATGGTACGTTGTACACATTTGTAAATTTAGACTCAGTTACAATTAGCCCAGTTAACGATGAATATTTGTTTTCGAATGTGGACTTAGTTGAAGGTCAACCTTTGAATTTTACATATAGAGTCAATGCATCGGGGCCAGACGAAAAATATAGTATACCAAATAATAATATAGATACAAGTACTATCAGAGTAGTAGTACAAAATTCGTATTCAGATACTACGCAAACTACATATACAGTAGCAGGAAACTTGGAAGCTTTAACCGGACAATCACAAGTATATTTTATAGAAGAAAGCCCAACAGGATATTATGAGATATTTTTTGGTGACGGGGTATTAGGTAAAAAGTTGTCTGACGGAAATTTAGTTAGAATAGAATACCTAGTTAGTAACGGATCTAAATGTAATGTATCTAATGAAATTGACCAAGAGTTTTCACTACAAACTAATGTAGGTGGTGTTAATTTGGAGGCGCCTATTATAGCATCTCGTAATTCTACAGGTGGCGATGAAGCGGATAATTTAGAAGAAATAAAATTTAAAGCTCCAAGATTTTTATCATCTTTCAATAGAGCAGTTACTGCAAATGATTACAAAGCAATCATTGAATCAAATTATCCGTTAGTAGAATCAATTTCTGTTTGGGGCGGCGAAGAAAATATTCCTCCAGTATACGGCAAGGTATTTATTTCATTAAAACCATATTCAGGATATACCATTAATACGGAACTTAAAGAAAAGATAAAATTGGAAATTTTGGCAGATAGAAAAATGATGTCTATAATTCCAGAATTTAAAGATCCAAATTATTTGTTCGTTACAGTAAATGCAAAAGTAAAGTTCGATCCTAAAAATTCTAAGTATAATCAATCGGAAATTACTACTTTAGTTAGAGCAAAAATTGAAGAATATTTCCAACAGGAATTGCAAAAGTTTGATAAAGATTTTGTGTATTCCAAATTATCCAGAGCAATTGATTCCGTAGATTTATCGATATTAGGCAATGCGGTATCTTTTCAAATTCAGAAAAGAATAACACCTTTAGTAAATACTGAAAGTATTTACACCGGAACTTCTGCATTAAAATTTGCTAATCAATTGGTATCTAATACAATACAATCTACAGTATTTTATTATAAAAAAGACAATATAATATACTCGGTGTATATAAAAGATATTTTGACTGCGGGTACTACTGGCACATTAAACCTATATAATTCGTTAACTGATACAATACTAATTCAAAATATTGGAACTGTTGATTATGTAAAAGGAACAATTACTATTCCTAGTTTAACTCCTGCCGGATATTATGAAAATAATAATGATATAAGAATTTCTGCGAAGATACCGGAATTAGATATACAATCTAGTAGAGATTTAATTCTAATTATAGATGATAGTACTTCTAGCAGCATTATAAAAAGAAGTGCTGGATTAACCGTAACTATAACAGTCTAAAATGAATAATATTTACGACCCAGTCCGATTAACAGGCCCTTTGAAAATTTATGGTACATCGAGACCTGATAATCTAGATAATTCTCAGTTTAAAAATTCTTTGACTGGGTGGTTTTATCCTTTGTATATAACTAGAGGAGAAGCCATACAAGCAGATTTGGATAGGGGCGGAAAAGGAATATATCAAGTAGTAACTTTTTATGAAAGAGCCGGAGAATTTTATATTCCGGATGCCTTTATAAATTTAGGTAAATTAAAAGATCCGCTAGTATATACATTGTATGAGGGAGATGGCGCTGAAAATCCGTTTAAAAGAATACAAAATAGATTATCTTTATTGATTGCGGATCAATTACCAGAATTTATACAAGATGAATATGGTATGTTCGTAACATTTCTAAAAGCATATTATGAGTTTTTAGAACAAAATAATTCTGCTCAGCAAGTATTACAGGATTTATCTAAATATTCAGATATAGATACAACATCTACCGACTTAATTGAAAAATTTGTGCAGAACTACGCCAACGATTTAACTCA